TCTTGAGTAAAATAGAAGAAACGGTAAACTCTCCTATTGCTACATCTGAATATAAAGTAGAAGAGATTAAAAAACTTATTACAGATTTTGGACTATGATTGATTATAATTTACTGGCAAAATCTATAAAACATATGAAACGTGCAAGCAGAAAATAAATGAAAAAAATTATAACATCTTTAAAACCGAATGAAGTGTTTGTTTTCGGTTCCAATTTTTCAGCATTTCACGGTGCTGGTGCTGCTGGATATGCTCAAAGAGGAGATTCGAAAAATACTTGGAGAACAGACAAAAAATTTCAAGAAGCGTTGGTGGAATATAACAAGCGAAATAAAAATCTCCCATATAACAAGGAAAAATTGATTGGTAAATGGTCAGTTTTAGGTTCCAATGGGTTTATGGAAGGAAGAGAAGGCAAATCTTATGGAGTGATAACCACTGAGAAACCTGCTGTCCAAGGAATGGTGGATAATTTTTTTCTGGTAGAACAATTGGTAAAGTTTTTAACGTTTGCCATAGAGAATCCTGACTATAATTTCATATGTGCTGATTTCGGATTGAATAGAGCAAATGGTGGATATAGTTGGTGGACACCTGAACAATTGGGGTTTATTTGGGACGAAGCATTTCAAATAGTAGGGGAGAGTTTAAATTGGACTAAGAGCGTGACTCCAAACAACGTGAAATTTCCTTCATATTTAAATTTTGAAAATTCTCCAGTGACAATTGAAATGAAATTAGAAATGCTTTAATGAAGATAGGATTTACTGGAACTCAAATCGGGATGAGTGCGGAACAAAAGAGGATTTTTCATATTTTCTGTGAAATAATCTTAAACGATTCGAACTTTAACGAACTTCATCACGGTGACTGTTTAGGAGCAGATGAAGACGCTCATAATATAGTGAAAAACTTGTCTGAAAAGGTTTTGATTCATATCCACCCACCAAAAATCAAAGATAAAAGAGCATTTTGCGAAAATTACTGTAAGATATATGAAGAGAAGGATTATCTAGTGCGAAATAGAGATATAGTCAACTCTTCTGATATTCTTATTGCCACTCCTAAAGAGGTTGGAGAACAATTGAGATCAGGAACATGGGCAACTATCAGATACGCCAAAAAACAAAATATCTCTGTTATGATAATATTTCCAGATGGGACTTTAAAAACCTTTAAAAAAGTTGTAGACAATACAAATACTTCTGCTACACTTCTTTCTATATGAATTGTGAATATTTGATAGAAAACGAAAGAAACAAAACTCAAGAAAAACTTATATCGTTAAAGGCTTTAGATTTGTTTATAAAAAGTAAAAACATCAAAGAGGATGAAAAGATGTTTATATATAGATGGGGAATGAAAAGTATAAACAACGGCAACAAACTATTTTTTAATATTTAACAACATAAAACATGAAAATATCTTTAGAAGACATTCAAACTAAAAAAGCTAAACTTGAAGAAATTAAAGCGTCTCTCAAGAAGGAATTGTTTGGTATAGATGATGTGATTGATAGAGTTGTTGATTCTATCAAAACATGGTATTTGATGCCAGAGATTATATCCCATCCAATCATTATAAATCTTTTCGGATTGACTGGAACTGGAAAAACTCAATTGGTTAGAGCCTTAGTTAAGAAATTGGGATTTAACACTAAATTTGTTGAAATTCAGATGGATTGTGATGCTAAAAGCTTTTCATATGAAGCATCCAAAGTTTCCAGTATGATTCAATCTTCATCTATCGAAGAAGGAAGTCCGGGAATTATATTTTTAGACGAATTTCAAAAGTTCAGAACTGTTGATGAAACTGGAGCAGATATGAGAGTGGAAAAATTTCAAGATGTTTGGCAGTTATTGAGCGATGGAAAATTTTCAATTGATTATAAGTTTTATGATGAACTTGTAATGACACTGGCAATGCAGAAATATACGAAAGACGAAGAAGATGCCGACGAAGAAGATGCTGAAGAAGATGCACCTAAAAAGGCTAAGAAAAATAAGAAAATAAGGAAATATAAAATCTATCCTTATGAGGCTAAAAACCTTAAAAAAATGTTCAAATTGAAGGAAGAAGTGGAAGAAATCATGACTTGGGATGCCGATAAAGTCAATTCACTAAGAGACAGTTATTTCAAAGATGATGAAGTAGAAGCATTGGATTACAGTAAATGTTTAATTTTCGTTTGTGGGAACTTAGACGAGGTTTTCAACATATCTAAAAGTGTTAACGATTGTGACACTGATGCAGACGTTTTTTATGAAATGACCAAGAAAATAAATGTCAATCATATTAAAGAATGCTTGAATTTAAGGTTTAAACCTGAACAAATAGCAAGACTTGGAAACAACATTATAATATATCCATCTCTAAACAGAAAAACATACGAGAAAATTATTAAAAACACTTGCGGTAAATATATATCAAACATCCAAAAGATATCTAAATTGAAGATAGATTTGCATGATTCTGTATATTCCGAGATTTATAAAAACTCTGTTTACCCCGCTCAAGGAACTAGACCTGTATTCAGTTCAATCCATAAAATATTTGCCAGCCCTCTTTCAGATTGCGTTCTGTGGGCGATGGAAAACGGTAAAACAAAATTGAGTTTGAAATTGGATGGTGTTAAAAAGATTCTGATATGCTCATCAGGGAAACATAAAATAGAAATCCCTGTCATTTTAGATATTGATGATATAAGAGCAAAAAACTCTTTGAATTTTAAATCTCTTGTTGCTGTTCATGAAGCAGGACATGCAGTTCTATCCACAGTAATCAACAAAAAATGCCCAACGGAAATAGATATCAACTTGGCATCTTTTGAAGGTGGATATGTGATGTCAAAAGCATTTAAGATAAACAACAAAAAGAATATAACAGATAGAATAACTGTTTTGTTAGCAGGTATGGTAGCCGAAGAAGAAGTTTTTGGAGAAGATTTTAGAAGCAGTGGATGCGGAAGTGATATCACACAAGCAACTGTTTTAGCTGGACAATACATAAGAAGATATGGCTTTGGAGACACTTTGGCTTTCATAGGAGATGATAACGAATCTCTGAAATATATATCAGACTTCAAAGATTCAAATTTAGCAATAGATAAATTGATGAAAAAATGTAAGGAAAATGCTAAAAAGATATTAACAGTATATAACCGATTCTTTAAGGATACTTTCAACCTTTTAATAAATTCTAATAAACAAAACGAAACATCCTACTTCACTTTGGCTAAATTATACATCCACGATTTAACTATGGAAGATTTAGATGTAAGTGAAGATTATAATAAAATGTTGAAAGACTATGGAAAGTAAAAAAGACGAATTAAATTGGATTTATCCTGTTTTTTTTAACACATGGACTTCGAACATATCTCTATTCAGAAGTGAATCTTATAATGGTGAAAAGATTGCTGACGCATGGCAAAGAGATGCATTAGAAAAACATAAATTCCATAAACATACAATATCTTCTGTTCCAACAGGTTCAGGGAAAAGCGTGTTTGCAGTTTTTCATGCACAAAAATGGATTAAAGAGAATCCTAAAACTAAAGTAATAATAGCAGTCCCACAGAATCAAATAGGTTATGGATTTAAACAGCATTTACTAGAAGGTGGTTCTATATGGGATGTTGATGAAGAATATTTCTTATCTGAAAATAATTCATCCTCTTCCAATGTTGAATTGTTTCATAAATTTCTAAAATCGACTTCGAATAAATTGATATGTTCTCATGCAACATTAATCCAATTCTTTGATAAACATAAAGAACAACTGGATGAAAATTGCCACATATATATAGACGAAGCACACCACAGTCAAATATGTGGCGAATCCGATAACCTAACCCATAACAGATTAGGCGAATTTATAACATATTGCGTAGAATTAAATGCAGGAGTTCATTTGATTACTGCTACGTTCATGAGAGGCGATACACTCACAATACTTCCAGAGAAAACCAGAAAGAAATTCTCCACCTATACTTTACCGTTTGACGAATATTTAAAGTCTCGTAAAAGTTTCAACTCTTTCAGCTTTTCATTTGCAGTTTCAAAATTCAGTGGCAATGGTGGATATATTAACACTATAGGAGATATTGTAGGAGATAAAACAAATACTGCCATCTTCATCCCACACCGCTCTACTGATTATGCAATGGAAGATAAATTAGAAGAAACATGCTTGATAATCTCCCAAATAATAAACGACGAATTCACAAAAGAGGACTTGGTTGAAGATGAAAACGGGATATGTGAAGTTTATAGCAATAGACACAACAGAACAATTAAGATATTGGATTTGGTGAATGATGATGCTAAAAGAATTACCAAAAAATCATATATCAGGGAAGATGCAGCAGGTAAAACAGACTTCATCATAGCTTTAAATATGTTCAGAGAAGGCGCAAATTGGACTACTTGCGAAAATGCCATAATCTGCTCCCCTAGAAATATCGTGGAAACATTGCAGATTTCAGGAAGAACTACAAGAGATTTAAAAGGATTAGACAGGAAAAATCCACACATATATCAAATAATCTGCCACCAACCTTTCTTGGACGATAACGAAGGAACCCTAAAAGAGAACGTTAACGCCTTTTTCAATTTCTTGGCAGTTTCAATGATCTATGAAGACGTTTATTCAACTATAAAACTCAGAAAAAGTATCGACAAAATTAAAAGAAAACGAGGAACCACAGAAAAAACACTTGATGATGAGGAAACATTAAATCTCTTCTCAAATCTTTTAAAAATAGGCGTTAATAGCACTTCAAAAGATGACTTTTTTGAAAAAGCTAGAACTTACTTGACTGAAGATTTAGAAATAGTAGACGACATAGATGATATTATTAAAGACTTCTATGAGAGGAATCAAAAAAGAACAAAATTGGCATTTGAGAAATATTCTAGAACACATACAGATATAGACATGGAATTGAAAGAACATGCTTTTGGTAATATAGTATTATTTACTTCTTCTATCGGATTGGAAACTTTTAAGAAAATAAGAGAGTCTTTAAATTGTGGAGAGTATGCTACTAAAGCTCAACATAAAGAGTTGATAGACAGATTAAACATTAAAACTCCTGAAGAGTATGATAGAAGAAAACGTTTAGGGGAAATAGGGATAGAATATTACGGTATTAAAGCGATCAGAAGAAGAGGTCAGTTGGACGAATTTTTTCCGAATAGGAAAAAATTCACCAATTTATATATAAGATCATCTAAAGCTCAACATAAAGAGTTGATAGACAGATTAAACATTAAAACTCCTGAAGAGTATAATAGAAGAAAACGTTTAGGGGAAATAGGTGCAGAGTATTACAGTATTAATGTGATCAGAACAAAAGGTTGGTTGGACGAATTTTTTCCAAATAGGAGAATATCATCAAGATCATATATGCGACCATCTAAAGCTCAACATAAAGAGTTGATAGACAGATTAAACATTAAAACTCCTGAAGAGTATAAAAAAAGAAAACGTTTAGGGGAAATAGGTGCAGAATATTACACTGCCTCTGGAATGCTTAAAAAAGGTTGGTTGGACGAATTTTTCCCGAATAGGAGAAAATTCACCAATTTATATATAAGATCATCTAAAGCTCAACATAAAGAGTTGATAGACAGATTAAACATTAAAACTCCTGAAGAGTATAATAGAAGAAAACGTTTAGGGGAAATAGGTGCAGAGTATTACAGTATTAATGTGATCAGAACAAAAGGTTTGTTGGACGAATTTTTTACAAACAGAAGAAAATATAAAAAATGAAATGCTACACAGGTAAAGAAAAGTTAAACGCAAGACTTAATACTATAATCACCCCTTATAGAGAACTTTTCCATCAATCTATTCCCACAAATGAACAGTATTGGACTCTTGCTGGATCAATCCTAAACGAAAAAGGAAAAATTAACAAGGATAGCGAAATCAATCAACTCCTCTCCGAAAATCTCATATCCAAATCTCAATTCTTCGGCGTAGACCAAAATAAAGAGATCATCCAATCAAATTCCAATAACATGAAAGAAGTCAATTGGATTCATAACACTTTAAAAGATGCAATACTAAACGCAATCCAAAACAATTCCTTCAACCCCGCCATAATCAATATAGACCACGTTTCCATGCCAAAACAAGCATGTAAAGACTTCAAAGACATATTCAAAATCTTAACACCCATCAAAAAGAAAAACCTTCTCGTCATTCTAAACACTCTCACAACGAACCCTTACAATAACGAAAGCTGTGACCCAAATTCAATCGTAGATATTCTAAACTCAGACCAGTTTTTTTCCCACTACTTGAAAACAGGCAATTGGAACACTCTAAACAAACACTACAATTACTCTGGTTCAGGAAACACTAAGAAAAGTAAACTCACAACATTGATTTTTTGGAGATGATATGAAAAATATAGAAAATTTAGGACAACTCAGACAAAAGGCTCACCCAAATGGAACTAAACGTTATTATAAAGATGAGAACGTAGAAGATTCAATAGGAATAGCAGGAGAAATAAAATTCGCTGAAAGATATAACCTTAAACCAGATTTGAAAATACGTCCAAACGGTGATGGTCATATAGATTTTGAAATAGTAGTGAATGAAATTACTCCCATCACTATAGACGTAAAAACCGCACAGAAAGCATATAATCTACTAGTGAAAAAATGGGAAATTGAAAAATGCTCAGACATCTTAGTTCTAGCTCAATTCCATCAAGATAAAAGTGTAGGGTTTTTAGGATGGACTACGAAAAAGAAAATGAAAACCATGCCAATTAAAATATTCTCCTCTTTAAATATAGAGAATTATTATATGCCAGCAAGGGATTTAGAGGATATGGCAGTTTTAGATAAGATGTTTAAAACTTGCACCGTAAAACAAATAATACGAGATTGATGTTGACTTTTTTCAAACATAGCCCATAATGAAACCCTTAAATCAAAGAACCAAGTGCAAACAAAGTTCCTAGAAATAAAAGTTGACATTAGAAAAGAATAGTCTATAATGTTCACCGAAATCGAGAAAGAAAAATAAATTAACTTTTTTTTGTAGATTTTCAACAAAACGTAGATAAATAAAACAAAGACACATTAACCAGATTATAAAAAATTCAAACATGAACTCAATACATACATCACCGACAGCCTTTACAGTGGATAGTAAATCCATTAGAGGCACCTCGCTGCCCTTGTGTTGGAATATGGTTGAACGCTATAATCAAAATGCAGGAGGGGTAAAAGGTTAGGGATAAAATAGTTAAAAGCTAAATTAAAACCTAACCTAAGCCCAAAAAGCTTAGGTTTTTTGTTTAACAAATAAAATTTTAGAAAATATTAATGGTATTTTGGGAGTTTCTACCGCAACAGAAACGAATGTCCGAGGCACACCCTCTTTTTAAGAGAAATCGGCTTACCAATCGAAAGAACGGAACTCAGAATAGGTGTTTGTTCTTTATAGTGATACAGTAGAACTCTAGCAATAGAATCATACTGTATCAATAAAAAGAGAATTGATAAAATGTCATTCCCTATGGAAGCATTATGTCAATTCTCACACGGAATCAGCCAACAACCAAAAGTTATGGCTGATTCCGAAAATTTCAAATGTTGTATAGCAGGTTTCTTGCGCTATATAACATATGCGGTGTTGGCCGAAAATTGAGGCACAACTTTGCCAAAGTTGTTTAAGTGGGAGAGTTACCCTCACACCGCTCCAAATTTAGTATAATAAAGGTAGCGAAGCTTAACTAGCACAAGCACCTCCTTGATAAGGGGAAGATAGTGAGGGCAGCACTCACGGCTACCACCAATTTATGCCTTATGTGAGCACCTAGTCATCCTTCGTAACGATGCGTGAAGATTGCGATATCTTATAAGGCTCCAGTTTTCATCTTTTACGTTTACTTTTCGAGTTTAAAGCCCTGAAGTTGTGAGTTAAGCTATGACAATTAGGGCATATTAATTCTAAATTTTCTTCTTTACAGTTTGAAGCATCACCATCTATGTGATTTACTTCTAATGGTATTTTATTGGTTTTAGTGTTTATTTCACACCAATTACATTTACAACATTTAGAGTCGTATTTCTTAAACATGTATCTTCTTAACCAACCAGTAACAGTCAAGGATTTTCCGCAATATCCTAGAACTTCTCCGTTTTTCCATTTTTTCAATATATCATTTTTGATCATTTCAGTTGCACATTTTTTACAACAATATTTTTGTTTTACTCCTTTAGATTTAAATATTTTAAAACATGTTAAACATTCTTTATTGTTTGGTGTTCTTTTTCGATTGATATGTATTCCTGAACATTTTTGCGTGCAGAAGCTATTATGTCGTTTTACGTATTCCAGTTTTATATGACAACCTATACAAATATTTGGATTTGTATTATATATTTCTATTCTTTTTATATTTAGGTCTTTAATTTTTTGTGCGGATTTGATATATCCTAGTTTTCCACATTCCGATCTAGATAATTTGCCACTGTTTATATTTGGTTCTTTGTTAATATGTATATATTTAACCTAAACGTATTTAAAACGCCTGTATGGTTCAGTAGCGACAACACTGGTTTTGTAAACCAGCACCGAAAGGTCATCGAAAGTGCAAGTCTTTCTACAGGCTCCAATTTAAGTTTGTTCATAAGATATAGAGCTATTGACAGGAAAGTTGCTCTCGATTAACTACCTGTGACGTTAGGAAAGACTAAAAGATTTTATATGGGGTCGTGGCTAGATGAGGATGCACTTGCTTTGCAAGCAAGGTTTATGAGGGTGCGAATCCCTTCGGCTCCACCATTTTAAAACAGGGATTGGTGTAATAGTAACACTCGAAGTTTGGGACTTCGAACCGATGGAGCGTAACCATCATTCCTGACCAATTTAATTGCAATGTAGTCAAACAGCGAAAGACGGTGGACGAAAATCCATGAATGTATATTCCAAGTCCTTTTAAGAGGCGAATATACCACTGCTGGTGCAACTCCAGTCATTGCAACCAATTTTAAATACAGCGTTGGTGTAATAGTAGCACAAGAAACTCCAAATCTCTTTGAGGGGGCGCAAAACCTCCACGCTGTGCCAATTTCAAATACGAGGGTAGTGTAATATTGCACAAATCCATCTAGGGTTAAGGGAGGTGAAAGCACTTCCCCTCGTTCCAATTTTCAAATACCTAATTAGTGTCAAAGTAGCACGAACGGTTGTTACCCGTTTTGTTTTGGTGCAAGTCCAAGATTAGGTGCCAATTTTCAAATGCCTCCATCGTCTAGTTAATCAGGATCATGGTTTCTCAAATCGTGGAGTTCGGTGAAATCCCGAATGGAGGTGCCAATTTAGTTGCCTTATGCGGGTAACTATGAGTGATATGTGAAATGTAGAGAGGGTAAGCTTAAAGAGTATCTACAAATCTTCGGGTAATTAAGCTTTAACCCTTGTCCCTATTGGGGATTTTATATCACTCAGAATTTTTATGGTATGTTAGCGCAGTCCAGTTAGCGCAATCGCCTGTCGAGCGAAAGGTCATGGGAGCGAAGCCCATACATACCGCCAATTTAAGACGCCGCTATCGTCTATCAGCTAGGATATATGGTTTTCACCCATATGAGCAGGGGGCAGCACCCTGTAGCGGTATTTTTTGTTGTTGGGGAGACTGTTTATTGTTTCTATCCATGTTTTATCATTAGTTTCTAACAATGTTAATAACATTTCAGGATTTTTTAATATGTCTTCAAAATTTCCACCCCATTTTTTATAAGTTACAACAACTAAATTAGGAAGATTTGTTGTTAATAGTTTGTGGATAGTGTCTATTGTGAAAAAACCTTTAGTCTCTAAAAAAACATTGAAATTCTCTATATAGAAATCTGGATAATATAAATGTTCACATTCATCTAATCCAAGATATGAGAATCCTATTAAATTTCTTTTCCAAGTTAATTTTAAATCATCTAGCACGTTGCATATGGCTAACTCCATAGTAGATTGACAATTTATAATTTCTCCATCTGATTTAGTATATTTGCTTTGTTTTCCGAACCCACTATTTTCCCTTATTCCGCCACATTTTCCTTTAGAGTTAATAGAACACAGTTCCCTCATGCATTTTTTGCTGCAAGTTTTTTTAATTTGTTTTTTGTTATATATTTTAGTTTGAAATAATGTTTTACATATAGAACATTCTAATAAACTATATGGGATTTTAGAAATGTGTCGAAATTCATATTTGGTCTGTAGATTTCTTTTATGTAATTTTGTGCATTCTATACATCTAGTATTTGAAGACGAATTATGGAGATGAATTGTTGTGGGTTTAGAACATTCTATGCATACTGAAGATTTAGTTTTATTTTTATTTTTAATATGGGAAAAATTAGAACTACAAGTATTATCACAGAATTTATTATTTCGTTTTTCATAACTCAAAATTTCAAAACAATATCTACATTTTGGAGATGTTTTTATGTGTTCTTTAACATTATCCTGATATATTTTATTAGTGTATTCCTTTAATTTAGATGTATTATAATTCTTGTCTGGTTTATGACTTCTTTTATGAGCATTTAATTGCTGTGAATTATTAAATTTTCTTGAACAGATATTACAAATATATTCCATATATTATATTTATCCTAAACGTTATAAAATATGTTGTAAGTTTTATATACGTTGCCAATTTTAATGTGTTGTGTTCCTATTATCGGTCTGTAAAACCGAAGTCTAAAAATAAAATGGGAAGTAGACGAGTTGAGCGTTACAACCACGACACACCAATTTCAAATGCCACATTAGTTTAAAAGATAGAATTCTCGGTTTTCACCCGAAGGAAAAGGGAGCGTTACCCTTATGTGGTGCTTAATTTTAAATGGGGTCGTGGC